CGTTTCTGGAATTCTTTTTCTAAACCATTTCTAATCTTATCGAGCGCTTTCATTTGCCTAGGCTTAATCTCGCCGGCTTTGGCCAACTTAAACAACTTTAGCGCTCTATTATAGTTTGTAGCCACTCTTTCGTTAAGCTCTTCGGCTTCATCAACTTCTTCATTAACATATCTATAGGAATAAGACAAGTCACCTTCAAGACCGTCTGTATCCTTTAATTTTTGATACTAAATCGTTTGCGGTGTCGGTTTCGAGCATACCTTGTTTGTGTGCCTCCTTGACCGCGGTATACATTGCGTGAATACCAATATTGATACCGAGGAATTCTTCTTCCTTTTCATTGTTAGGAAATTGATCAAACCCGGGTGCTTGCTTAAGTTGTGAGAACATCTCACCAAACTCTGCGTTTGCGGCATTGTCTGCTGCAGCTTGAAGTTTGTCGCGCTGGGCGGATGCGCCTGTGCTCTTACTGAGTCTAATCTTAGATAGCATATGCTTGGCCTTTTCCCATATACCTTCATCAAGTATTGTGGGGTCCGGAATCTTTTTGCCAGACAGTTCTTCCATTATACTAAGTAATATGACGCTTTGTAGATCCTGGCGTGACTCATAAATACTGCCAATTTCTTCTGTCAATTTGTGTTCAAATAATTTGTTCTCGATAGTTTCTTTGATTAAGACAGAAACTTGCTGCCTGTTTAATTTAGTACTCATTTAAAATCTCCAATGATATCATTAATTAGTCTATTGATTTTATCTGCTTTGTTGAATACGTTAGTATTCCCAAACTCTTTTGCCTCGCGCATCATAAATGCATTCGGCGTTGAAGGTTCTGAGACGAAATCAAAACAGATTAATTGAAAATCGTCTTCTACAACTGTAGAGCCTTGCGACTCACTTACGGAACCCATGCCGCGGGATGAAATCCCTAGCTTGACTCCACAATCCACTAACGAGCGAAGTATGTTACCTGATGGTGTGTCAAGTACCTGTACTTTGCCCATAACGCTTTTGCCTTCGAACCACACATCGGTGACCATGTGGGAGGCATTCTTAAGATTAATAACCGAATCATCGGGGTGGTCTAACTCACCGAGGGCACGACGTTCCTTAACAAGCTTCTTGTAGAGTTCTACTTCGCGCATCAATACATTGTGCGGATAAACGCGACCATTACCATTCTGTGTATCTGACTTTTGCATTACGCCAGACAAAATCATGCCACCTTCAGAGACATAACGCTTTTCGGCCTCCGTCAATAAATCTTGACAGACACCGCCTTCGCACAACTCGTAATATTCGCGTAAGAGAACTTGGCTCATTGTTCGGCGGCCCTCTTTGAGATTGTTCCACTAACTGCTTTCTGCAGATTGTGTACTGCACCCTTGACTCCGGGCTGGTTTAAATCGATACCAAGCTTTGTTAAATCGTTCACCATTGCTTTAAGGTGAGAATTTAAGATAGATAAAGTTTTCGTTGCCTCTGCTTTATCAGCACCTTGTGTCTTTGTATCGGCAGCAGCCTTTTCCTGATCTGCTTGTTGGCCTCTCAGTTTCTTGACATCGCCGCCAAGGAATTCGGCGCCAGCGGCTTTGGCGCCAGTATACTTCGCGCCAAGCGATTGGCCGGCGCCTTTGACGGCACTGCCAGCTTTGGACAGCGCACTTGATCCACGTGCCTTAAGTCGATCGAGCATTCCCTCATCGATCTCTCCATTGTCAACCATCGTCTGAATCTCTTCATCGATAATTTGTTTTAATTGATTTTCTGTGATTTTCATTTTAGCTAACTCCCTTTGCAGCAATGACGGACAGGTTGAAGCATCCACTTATCTATCCAAATGTTTGTGTTCATGTTTTATTCCCTCGTCTCCAAATATCATGTTAAAAATATATGATGTTCCAGATGATAACCATCCTAAAATAAAGAAATTAGCAACAGAAACGTCAAAATTAAATAGTTCTGTAAACGGAGAAAGCAACAATAAAAACCAACCTATATGAAATCCCACACACATTGGGCATTTAAACAGTGCTCCAAGTTTTCCTTTCGTTGGCCTTACGCTATCTAAAACTTTACCGTATACTATAATTTGAGTAAGCCCATAAGCACATAATATAAATGTTAATAATTCCATGATTTCCTATTCAAAAGTATACATATAGTTTAACGCATAAGGGTCTCTGATATACGAATGTTTCATCGAACCCTTTTCAGTTGCCTGTGGAACTTCACCTAGTTCTGTAGAATCTGTGTTATCCGGGTGTATCAAATCATCATCTTGCATAGAAATGATTGCCTCGGTATTTTCAAAGTATGGGCGTTCTTCATCGATAAAATTCGAAATGTTTATCAAAGCGAGCTTTGGGCCGGATATTTCTGGCTTTGCCGATTCTTGTATCGTGCCCTCCATCGCTCCGTAGAATGAACCGGCTTGGACACTCTCTGGTATAAGGATTCCCCTTTTAATCAAGTGAGTCATTAGTCGATTTTGTGCACCATAGACTAAATCAGACATAGTATCCTTGGGAAACACAACTACTTTTTTGTTTGTTGGGGACAAGACGATATCGATATCGCCATGATCAAAAATCATTACGTCGCCAGATAAGGTTTGGCGGGCATTTAATTCTAATTTAACTTTCTTTTGGTTGGCTTTTTCGCCAACTTTAATTATTATTGCCATTTTCCACTGTTTCCCTTACAAGAGACTGCACTTTAAGAATTGTTGACAGTATCTCTTCGTTGATTTCTGTTGCCTTCAAGCTCTCAAGCTTGTTGGCAATTAGATTAGTTTTCTCAATCATGTCTTTATCTTCGGAAATGTATTTATTTCCCTTCGCTGATTCAATCTGGCTCTTTAATCTCGTAATCTCTTCGTTTAAAAACATTTTAAACTCAACCGAATTGTCCACAAAAGATCTGATATAAAGATTAAGAACATTTTTTTGCTCTTCAAAAAGCTGTTCATCATATTTGGTGTTAAATTTTTCAACAAATGAGTTTATTACGATGTTGTCGACGTCTGATAACTCCGAAGCTGGTTCTTCGCTACCCATTGTGTCTAAGACTAATTTTTCTAATAGGACTGCATCTCTAGGAGAGGTTTCCTTAGAAAACATTTGATAAATATTAGCAAGTGATTTGTAGTTTGGGACAAAGTTGTTAAAGATGCTGGCATCAAATTCTTTATTTACATCGCGAATGAAATCAGACTGCTTCTTAAATAAGGCTGCTGGATCAATTAATCTCTTCTGTAACTTCGCTTCTTTGATTATGCGGAGACAATCATCGAGATTCAGATCTTGGCCTTCATATAAGGATCTATAACAGTCTAGGTCCTTCTTAAGTAGCGAATTATTTTTAAAGTGCTTCTTAACTATGTTTACCACTTTGTTTTTTCGCATATCATCATCTTGTAAGATAGCCGACGTACCCTCTCTTATAAGGGCCTCATAAACAAATGCTGTGTTTCGTTTTTTATTGTGCCTAATCTTCATTTTTTTGCTCCGTAATTAATTTATTTTTATTTTCTAATTCAGTTATTAAACTATGTAAAGAATCGTTCACTTCAAAAAGCTTCTTTTCTTCGATAGACTCTTTCAAACTATAAATAGAAACATCTTCTTCATAAATACCTTTTGCAATGCTTGGAATTGAAGCAATTTCTGCTCCGGGGAACTTGGCCCTGTTGGATGACCCACGTTTTTCAGAATTATATTGGGCCTGATAATTTCTGGTTCTAGGCCCACTGTCCTTACGAGAATCATTTCTTACTGGGTGGTAAACCTTTCCTTTTGCTCCGGGAGTAAGCCGGGGAGCATTACGTGATCCAGGCGGTACTGCGAGCAATGAAGACTCTTCTCCACCGCCTCCCACATCCGCGGCAGGATCGGCGCCGATATCATCAGCAGGCATTTCTGCCGGCATCTCTCCGCCGCCCATATCCATGTCTCCGCCGCCTACTGCGCCGGCTGTCTCTCCTGCTGCCGCGGCTTCTGCAACAGCTTGGAGATTGGCATCATGTTTGCGATCATAATACATTTCTCTTTGGTTCCGTATAAACTCTTCGTGTGAAACTCCAAATATATTTTCAGACACCCATCGGCGAGAAAAGAATCCTTCTGTCGCAGAAGCCGCAATATCAAACTTCTGTTTCCAGTGCTCGATCTCTTGCAGTTCTGATATTTTGGAAGGGTTATTTAGTATTATTTTGAAGTTAACCAGATCATCTCCGCGGAAGCCGAGAGTATAAAGGTGAATGATTCCAATTTTTTCAAGCTCAGATGTAATCACTCTCTGTAATCTCTGGATTGTTCTAGCGAATCTAACATCTTTTTGGGCAAGAGTTGTTTTATCTTCGGCTGCACCATCTCCCATAGCGAGGTATGCTTGGGGGATTTTGAGGGCGGAGAACAATTTATCACGAAGATATTTAACATCATCAATCGCTGTTGTGTTTTGGCCGCCGGCAAGATTAGTAATTTCTGTGGCTGAGCCCGGGCGCACAGGAATGAAGTAATCTTCTTCTATGCTCATGGGGTTATATCTCATATCGACTCGACCACTGGTGGCATCAATAACCGAATGTCGTTTAAGCTGAGTAACAATCTTTTCCATATATTGCTCAACATCTTGGGGAGGGATTGCACCAACATCGATCTTGAATAATTTTCTCTCAGATGAGCGGATAACTCTATAGGCCATCATTGCATCCTCTACGAGAGTTAATTGTCTAAAAATTCTTCTGGCAGGGTCTAAGATAGAGGTACCGTACGGTGCATGCTTATCATTTCCTAAGACTCTGAAGTGTGCTATCTGCCAGTTTTCAAAAGTCATGCCTGCACCATTCCATTGATACTGTACATAATTTGGATTTGTGGAGTCTTGCCCCTCTAACCTTTCAAGCTCAGCTATCGGTAATGAGATTACTGATTGGATGCCATAATTATCATCGATGTCAAGATAGAGAAAGAAGTCTCCATACTTACACATTGTCCGAGCCCAGCCGAAAAGATTATAATCAATATTCAATACCTTAGAATAAAGGTTTTCAAGTACTGCTTTAATTTCTTCATTAGAACATTTAACGTTGAGCATGGGGCGCAAATCGGAATAAGTTGTCATCTCATCGGCATAGATATCCATTGAAGAGGCGATCTCTGGCATATACTCCATCTGATCAAAATCTACATAACGCTCCACGCGGCGTTGGTTTTGCATCGCGTTAGCAGAGAGGGTATCTAGTGGATTGTAAAGCGACTTTTTAAACTGCTGACCAGATGCCGATTTAAACCTAGATGAAAACTTGTCCAGATGTTGACGTCTAATCTTCCTGCCGGACTGCGATCGATAATTTATGATCGGCCCAGAAAACAATCTGGTTAATGCTTTAAATAATTGGGATTGGGTATTTCTTGGATTTTTCTCTGCCATTTTTAATTTCTCACTTTATGATCCATTTGTATTGGTCATATATTTTATCTGCTTCACTCATTTTATCAAAGATATCGTTTCTTTTGTAGCCTTCTTGCCCTTTAATTTGTGTATTCATTGTGGTTTTAGATGTATAGATAGCACCCAAGAAAGCTTTTTGATAGTTTAAATCTCTTGCGCTGGACTGAAGTGCTGTATCTCTCACCCAGCATGCGATTGCAAGTGCCATAATGAGATCATCGTGGTACCCTTTCATCGCTTGTGGTTTGCCATTTCTCCAAATAAAGGTCTTCATCTCGTTAACTGTACGAGAGGAATATATGGTAATTAGTTTATTTCTGATAAACTCTTCTAATTTTGCTACGATAAGCGGTCTAGTTTTCATAGTTGTGGAAAACCCTGGGACTGCAGAGTTCATTGCTTCGGCTTGATGTTGTTCGATATATTCGTGTGTTGATTTTATAGAATGATAAATATTTGGATATCCATATTCAAGTAATTTATCAAGAACAGAGTAACCAATATTGTTGTTTTCAACAACCAACATGCAGTCTCCATACTCACGGCCGACCTGATTAAGTAAGTTCGCGAACATATCTAATGTTGCTTTGCCCTGATACTCTCCAACGATCTCTAAAGTTTCAAGCTTTATTATATGAAATGTAGAATAATCTTCACCGTCGCCGCGCGCGACGTCAGCAACCATGAGATAATTGCACGTTGGATCAAACTCTTCCCAAATCCAAAAGTTTCTATCAAAGCCTGTCCTGTGCTTGGGTTCGCGCACATTTGCAAGGAGCCATTCCAGGCACTCAGGATCCACAACCGTTTCCCCAGAAGTATTGAAGTTACACTCTAACTCTTGAGCAATTTGTCGTTTGGACATATTCCTTGTTTCCTTGTTGTACCAATCGGCATCGCGGTCTGGGTGTACATCCCAAGGCAAATCTGTTAAATGAAAATTATTTGCTCCTGCCTCTGCATCTACACATGTCTTGTGAAACCAGTTACCTACACCATTGGGTGTGGAGAGGGCGATGCAGCGGCCGCCCGTTGAAAGAGTGGGGTATAGACCCGTCCATAGCTCTTCAAGACCCTCAATGTGTGCTGCCTCGTCGAGAACCAAAAGAGACAGCGCTTCAGAACGACCAGCATCGCCAGAAGTAGAAGCTGCCTTAATCGATGAGCCATTTGATAATTCGAAAGAAGTGCGGTTATCAACGGAGATTTCTGCAATCTTAATCCAAGACGGAAGATTTCGCATGATGTTTTTGACTTTCTTTACTAAGTTTCCTGCAACCGCAAACTTCGTTGCCATGACTAGGATGGATTTATCTCGGTGAAACAACATTAACCACACGACGTAGCCAGCAGTGATTGTAGAGATACCAAGCTGGCGTGCCTTCAAGATTACATTAAAACGATAATCATTGAAGTCTTTCATAAGACTATCTTGAAAATCATAGGTATCAAAAAGAATCAACCCCTTCAAGGGGTGAGAAATTCTTGCATAGGATTTAAGAAAATAAACGGGGTCTTTACCGCATTTAAGTATTTCGTTAACTCTTTGCTTTTTGTCTAATTGAAAACTCATACATTTTTCAGGGTCGCTATAACTTCTTCATTCATTTCTTGCCTGCTAGCTAAATCTCGGTACATCTCTTCTGCGTCATGATATGCAGATACATCACCGTTTTGGTGCCATACTAAAATCGCCGGTTTCCCATCGTTTGCTGTTTCAACAGTAGCCTCTACATCGAACTTATCGGCTAAATCTTCGACCTCTTCTTCTTGAAGCTCAGTGGTGCCCATGTATTCTTCGCCAGTATCTATATCTCTATTATATGCTGCTCCCATGCCTCTATACATAGTACCGCCCATTTCCAATAATTTATCGTAAACTTTGTTTGTAAGGTCTTCTCTGAATCCGATGGGGTTCCCCGAAGGTTCTTGGAGGTATTCTGGTGCAATTTGTCCAATAATATTGTTAAACAAATCAACCATTTCATCAGGTTGCATGGCACTAACTATGCCCAAAATAGCTTGCTCGGGATTCTCGGGAGGACCTGAGCGATCTTGGAATCCAGAATATTCACTCTCCGGGGCATCATCACTCGGAATATCCATTGGGCGAGTTTCACTCGACGAATCAGGCTCGGCGGCCGCAATCGGGAAAGGCATTGTTTCTGCCGTGTTTATATTTGATACCGGAGAGCCTGGGACTTCTGGTGGAGGAGGAGGACTTTTCGTACTTTTGGCATAGTCATCTAGCCAAGCTGGTTTCGGACCATTCTTTTGAATCCAATCCATAAAATCTTGATAGCGTTCCTGACTTAATGCCTCAAGTTGAATACCCTCTTCTTTCAGATATTCTTCTAAAACAATTTTCTGAAGTCTATTTCTAGAAATGTTCATTTCTTAGGCGTATCCTTGTCTTTCTTTCTTGTATCATTGCTTGGGCGTGTGCCACCTTTGCCGTTCCAGCCGCCTTGGGAAACAAATGATTCCCACTTAGCTTCAGGCTTTGTGTCGGCGTCGGCTGCGACGGCATTGTCCTCATTGAGTCCGCCGACTTTAAAGTCCATCATAGCTTGCACCCAGCTTCGAACGCGAGAAGAATTTTGAACGAGAACATCGATGTCTCCCTCTTTGGTCAGAGTTACAGAGTTGCCTGTAATCTTCTTATATTCTTTCTTGAGGAACGAGGTGATATCGGTCATCCTCTGCTCCACTTCAGTTTCAAAGCCTGCCGCATAAACTTCTTTAAGCTGAACCTCAGACATATAATTTAGACACATAATATTGCCATGGAATTTTACATTGAACCCGTCCATCACTCTCTTATCGAGAATTGGGTCCCCTTCCTCTCTTTGCAAGCCAGCTTTTAATTGCTCGCCATCTTCATTTAAAGCGCCATCGTAAGCGTTTGCAGCTGCTTGTGAAAGCCCTTGCACTATTTCGTAAACTGTAGCCATTATTCATTTTCCTCTTTTAAATTTGGTCTCCAACCTTTTTGCCATCTCTCTTCTCTACCTTCAATATATTGAATATAACAAGTATTGCAACAATCGAATTTTAGAAGACAAACATCATCCATAGATTTCTTTGGAAAGGATCCGCAGATAGGACATGTATGTAAAGGCTCCTTATTAAGTAGTTTTTTTGTAACCTTTATACCATTTATATCAATTTTCTCTTGCCACGAAGAGTTAGAAGAGTTTTTTGCATATAGCTCTTTCATTTGAGAGATATATTGATTTTCTTTTTCTTCGTCCCAATCTTTCATTGGGTTCTGGATTGTTTCTTTACCATATTTTTCAGCGATTGCCTTTTCAACCGATGCAATATAGTTCAAATCTTTTTTAGTCATTTATCGCCTTATATACGCCGTATGAACTTGCAGTGCCAATAAGGATCCCACCAGCAAAATACAACCATTTGTAGCCCGGGGAAGTTTTTTTTAGTGAATCTGCAAGGGAGCTAATCTCCATATCCTTTTGTATTATAAACAAATCGTATTCATCTGTTAAGGATTTATGCTCAATTTTTAAACTATCTAGCTTAAAACTATATTCTT